GCCGTTTCTGCCGCCGCCGTTGATGTGCCTGCATTGTTTGCCGAAATCAGCATGTAATCCTTTGATTCCTGCGCTGATTCTTTTGCTTCCTCTGCGTATTCCTCTGCCGTTTTGGTGGCTTCTGCCGCTGTTTCTGCCGCCGCATTTGCCGCTGTTGCCGAATTCTCTGCCGCTTCTGCCGATTTGGTTGACATGGATCTATTTTCTGCGGAGATCGCCGCATAATCCTTTGCTTCCTTTGCTGACGCTTCCGCTTCTCGCGTTGCTTCTCCCGTAATGGAATCAAGCCATTCTTCTTCCGTTCCGTCAAAGCCGTGCATAACGGCAATCTCATACGCGGACTTTCCGTAGATTTTATCGGGGTTTACTACGTTTCCCCTCAAAACATTGCTCATGTTCCTCTCCTTCCTTGTTATCCGATAACATTGCTACTCCACCCGGTAGGTTGGTTGCTGTTATTTGGATTAGGTGATGCGGCGAATCTATTACCAACGACAACATCTGTGCTCGCTAAACTATACAAATCAAGGGCAACATTTGAAAAATCATTCCCCATGATTTTGAACGCTGACTTTGTGCCGAAAACAATAAAGTTTGCGTCTTGGTTGTTTATTACGTTTCCTTGCAGGATAATCACAGATTCATACAAGGGCTGAATGAATTGACCACTCGTATAAAGATAGCAATTCTTAATCGTTACGTTGGTGTGGATAAATTGATTGGCATATTGCCTGTTATGGATTTTACAAGAGTAAAATTCCGATTGTGAATTATTGCTATAATTCACGGTCGCCTTGATATTGCATCCGTTAAACGTGCATCTGTTTGATCCGAACGAATATCCGTCAAAATGACAGTTGTTTACCTCGATATTGTCCGTTCCCTTTTCGTTGTTTATTGTTTTAAATGCGCTATTGTTTTTTTGTAATTTATCATTGAACAGGCAATCAGATACGATCAAGCTCGTTGCAGGAACAGCATCGTAAAAGCATTTCAGAATAGTTGTACCGGCTCGGGAGAAGAAATTGCACCCGATGATATGCGCGTTGTCGCAACACACAGTTACCAAGTGCGACATTTTGAAGCCTGTAAAATCGGTGTTTGCAATTTTTACGTTCTTGATCTTGTTCTCTCCGGTAGCCCAAATTGCAATAACCTCGTCTAATCCTTCGCTGTTAAACTTGCAGTTTGTGATTGTAAGATTTTCGCATCCTTTGTCGTAGAAATCTCTAAACCATACGCCGCCGCCGCGATATGCTCCGTCATAATTAGCCTTTATGTCGAACGTACAGTTATCAAGCGTGACATGCTTCCATCCGGTATAGAAGTCCAACACGCCGTTGATGTTTGCGTCGCGTGCAACAAAATTGCAATTTCTCAAAGTCACAAAATCACAGTTGGAGAAGCAAATACCATTTTTAGATGACTTGTTTTCCGCATTCTCGTACCCGATGTGTTCAAAATTCACGTTGTCGAACAAAATGCGCGATCCGGAAATATCGAGTATAAACTCCTCTCCACTTTTGTCATCGAAAATCAGCTTGCCACCGGTAACGGTCAAGTCATCTTTGTTTACCGTAATTTTCGATTTTATGAGATATGTTTTCGTCAAGCGAACTGTTCCGCTCGCGTTCTCAAGCGCGTTTTTTATAGCTTCCGTATCATCCGAAACACCGTCACCGATAGCTCCGTACATTTCCGGTGTAGCATTGATCTTTTCTACAGCTTCGTGCGTTTTGTTATATCCAGCTTCAAGTCTCGCGACAGCCCTTGCGATCACTTGGTTTTCTACCGGATGCCTTGATGTCAAATCAAGCTCGTCATCCATATAGCGCGACAAGATATCTTCCTCTCCCGGCTCGTATTCGATAAGCTCCTTGTCCGCTCCTTCGGGGAACAGCTTGAACACCTTTGCGCCGTCCTCGTCATAGCCGATGATCGTCTGCGGCTCGGAAAGCGGATTCAGCTCAATCTCGTACCAGTAATCGGTCGGCTTGCTGATAATACCGCCGAATTTCGTATCTTCTCCCGACAGAAAGATTTGCACGTTCTGCGTTACTGCCGTAATAGGGAAATCCTTCTCAAGCATAACGTCGGTGCAACTCTTCTTCTTGCACACCTTGATTCTCACCAGATCGCCGGGTTGGAATGTGTACGGCTCTCCGTTGAACGATGCCGATACAGACATCAAGACAATATCGCCGCGCGTCGCGTAGATTGATAAATCTTCGTTGATCTTGTACATACCATCACCCCAAATCCTTAATGTTCGTCAGATCGTCAATGGCTTCCGCTACCGATACGAACGAATCAACAGGTTTGATATAACCTCTGCCCTCGTCCTCAAACAGAAGCACATCACCTTCCGCAAGCTGAATCGTCGTGTCGTACACGCTCTCATAGTTTTCGCCCTTGAGCTTGGTTACAGAGTGAAAAACAAGTTTTTCGATGCTCTGCTGCACGTTCTTGTTTTCGTAGTAAAGCACCGTGTCTTTATCCACACGAATGCCCGGATACAAGTCAATGCTTGGTTTTCTGATAAAATTCTGCATGATTTTAATCTCCTTTCCTTTCGTCAGCATAGAAATTTGTTCTATATTCACGAAAAGAGGGGAGCAACAATGTCACTCCCCCCTCAAGGCGTTTGCTATGCGCTATGCATTCCCCTTATATTGGGGCTGTTGTTCGCCTTATTATCAAGCACCCACAGGCACTTTGATAACCTGAATACGCGCTTTGTCGATGACCTTTGCGCCAAAGGTATCAAGACCGCGAATGAGATCAGCAAAGTAGCTCTCGGAACGAAGAGCTTCAACCTCGTTGATCTGTCCGGCAAACGCGATCGCTTTCTTGCCGCGGATAGCGCAATATGCATGCGTTCCGTCATTTGCCATGTTGTTAGACATGATAACGTCGAAGTCATCATACTTACCGACAACACCCTTCTTGATAAGCTCGGGGTTGTTGGTGGACAGTGTAATCAAGCAATTCTTGAATACGTTGTAGACAGCAGGAGTGATCTCGATGACACCATCCTCGTCAAAGTTTCGCTCACGGAGAGCAACAATACCCTCGTCAATTGCTTCCTTGACCGCTTCCTGCGTCAGCGCATCTGCGGTGGTTACGTTACCGGTTACGCCCTTAATCAGCGTCGCAACGTAGGAATCACGCTTGACAGCAAGAGCGTGAACAGCCTTGCGCTGATACTCTTCATTGAGACCGGGAACGGACTGCGCCTGATCAACATCGTCAACGAGGAAGCTGAAAGAATACTGCTGATCAATGACCAAATCCTGTCCTACGTCGGACATCTTCTCATAGGTCAGAGGAGTAGTTCCGTCGTAGGCGGTGATGGTAGGCTCACCAACACCGAGAATCTTAACGGTTCTTGCATACTTGCAATCGCCCTCGTAATCTCTCAAACAGTTGTCAACGAGCTTACACTTAAGCTCAAGCGCGTCCTGAATCTTCTTCGACCAAATAGTCTGAATAAAATGAGTTACTGCCATTTGTTTTTACCTTCCTTTCATGGCTTGGGAAGTTTTATTTTATTTCCATTTCGACATGGATGCTTCGACAGCCTTGAGCAGAGCAGGATTATTATCAAAATCCTTCTTGGTAAACTTCATAGCTTCCTCGTAGGAATAGAAGTCCTTTACCGCTCCGGTATCGGCTGTGTTGTTCTTCATACTTCCCATTGTTTGAATTTGTTTTCTTGGTTGTGTTTTTGCGTAGATATCATAGATATCCTTGATAGGAGTGTTCGGATTGAACTTGCTCTTGAACTCCTTAAACTCTGCGCTGTTGTAGACATCCTCACCAACGCCGATTTTAGCCAATTCCTTGCCCGTTTCTGCGTTCTGTCGGTGTTCTGCCAACACTTTGAACAGCGCCTTTTCTCGCGCTGTCATATTGGACGCACCAAGCTCCGCCAAGCGGTCAACCTCTTCGACCACTTCGTCATACCCGGAGCGGATGATCTCGTCAGCTTCGGCTCTTGCAAGCGTCTCAATGTCCTTTGCAGAATACTCCGCTTTGTTAGGCACTTGAATACCCTTGCTCTTGTAGAACTCCTTGAATGCGGTTGTCATATCGTCCACACTCTCTTTGCCCGTACCAGCTTTCAACGTATCCACAAGGTCGCCGTATTTACGGTCATACTCTTTGCGAATCTTTGCTTCTTTACGAGCGATCTTCTTGCCAAGCACCTCGTCAAGCTTCGCGTTAAACTGTGCTTCCGTGTACTTCGGCGTTTCTTCTGTGGTCTGCTCCACGTTTTCAGCAACCTCTTCGGTCACAAGGTCTTTTTCGTTCTCCATAAGAACTCCCTTCCCATTTTTTGATCGGTGTTTGCTTCACCAAAATTCCATGCAGTTTAACGACATAAATGCTCGGTCATATAAAAAGCACCTTGCAATATGCAAGATGCTTAATATCGTTATTCTTCGTCGGTTTCTTCTTCTGCTTCTGCGGTTTCCTCGTCAAGCTCGCCTTCCTTCTCGGCATACTCCGCTTCCTCGGCTTCCAATGCTGCTTGAGCATCTAACTGTGCTCTTGCCGCGGCAATCTGATCGGCTTGCCCGTCGGGATCTTCCATGAGGAATCGCTGTGCTCTCTGTTGCATCATCTGCGCTTGTGCTTCGATCATAGCAATGCGTCTCTGTTCTTCTCTGATATGCTCTATTGCTTCTTGAATCTTCATCTTCGGAGCAACGGAATCATCGTCAAGAACCGATGCATATGCTTCAAGCTCGCTTACTCTCTGCGAATTGAATAGCCCTTGAAGCAAGAGATTTTCAATTGTCTGCTCCTGTGCAAACTTGTCGTACACTCCTTTAGGCGTGATATCGATCTTTACCGACGCTTGGAGCTTTTCAAGTACGCTCTGCGGAACTGTGACAAGCTGTGTCACCTTCTCTCCCGACATGGGATCGGTGACTTCCTCTTCCATCTGTACTCCATCAACAGAGTAAACGATAAGATATTCAAGCCAAATACGCGCGACATCCTCAATGAAATTCTTATAGCTTTCCTTCTGCTCCGTCATCGGTGCTTGAGATGCTTGCTGTACCGCAAGAATAGCTCTACCGGATGCACTTTCGGGATTGACTTGTCCTGTTGCCGTGTCTCCTGCTCCGGCAAGGTCTCTCGTAACTTGAATCAAGTCCTCTTGGAGCTTTACAACGTCGGGAGACATCTGCGCCGGGGGAATCGTGCCGACAATCTTGTGAACGTCCTCGACGGGCTGTCCGTTAGTGCGGATCGTGCCGCCGACAGTATTCAAGGCTTGAGGATTGGATATCTTGCTGACATCGACAACCTTCTGCGGATATGCTTGATACTTGACCGTGAGAACGCGTCTGACCTCGGTGCGGTTGACCTCGATCTGATTGGGAATGAGATATCGAACCTCTCCCTCTCCGCGTGCGCTACCTTCTTTCTCTTCCCAGTTGAAATGAGCAACGGGATAGAGTGAAAGTCCGGTATCGATATCCTCTGCGATCTCAACCCATCTCGTAGCGATAGAGAAGTGTACTGTGCCGTTCTGCTTATACATCTTGTAGACCACAGTAACCATATCGTCAAGCTCGATCTTTGCCGCTTCTCCGCTTTCCTCAAAGGTATCGTTATCGCCAATGATATAGTCAACCTTCTCCGCGCTCATGCCTTTACTCAATGCCAATTCAACAGCATTGACGACGGTCATTCTCTTGCGAATCAAGATATACGGCTGCGTTTGGATATCGTCATCGTTCTCGTTGCCATAATAGACATCGTTCTTCTTGACGATCTCGTTGACGGGAAGCATCTTCTCTTGATCGAAATCAACGTACAGAATGCCCTCGTCATTGATTGCCGCGTCTTTGGTGATTCTGCGCCCCTTGAAATCCATCTTGTCACGTTCCCATACTCTATGAGCATAGCCGTTCAAGAGATCGCAATACCGCTCTGCTTCCTTGTGAAAGTCTTGATTCTCGTAATTCTGCGAAGAGTAATTGATAGCATACAGGTTATCGTGAATGACCGATATCTTGTACTTGACAATAGGCTTGATGAAATTCTTCTGCACCGGCTCTACGTCACCGAGCTTTGCACCTTCCCATTGATTGCCGTTGTACATCCGGTAATTTCGGTCGGTATCTGTATAGATCCCCGTCCGCCTATGGTAGTTTCGCCCTTTCTCGTATAGCCCCCATATTGGTGTTTCTTTAATCTCGTTGATATCCACTCATTCACCCCCTCGGAATATCCTCTTGATGCGTTCCCGTGCCGTCGTAGCTCTCTACGTTCCGGAGAATGGCTTCGTAACGCTCTTGCTCTCTCTCTGCTTGCTTTCGGTCTTGATGCTCTTGAATAGCCTTGAGCGGATTCAGATTCGGCACTTCGATAGGCTCTCCCTTGCTTGCCGTCTGTCCTACCTTTGCACCGATGACAAAACAAGCGATATTCAATGCGCCTACTACAAACAAGCTTAATGCTTTCATATATCCCCCTAAATCGGTATTATTTCTTCGCCATAATCATATTGGCTTTGATAGTGTTTCTCTATGTTGAAATGCGTTTGAGGATGGACGATGATAGGATCATCGATAAATACAACTTGCTCCCGGATATGGTGTGCAATTGCAAGCCCCATCATTTGGTCATCGTGACCGCCTTCCGGAGCTTCTATACGCCCCTTCTCGTTGCGTATTATAGTTAATAGCTCTTCTAACGTGTCCTTGTCGTTGATGGTATAACAATGCTCCCGTACTACCTCTATGAGCCTTGATATGATCGTCGGACGCGTCAAGCTCGTTGTCTTGAAGCCGAACCGCTTTTCTGTCTTTCCGGTAAAGGTGTCTTGCGCTTCTCGCGTGTATTGCTTTAGATATCCAAGCCTTTGAAGCTCCATGATCGGATAGCTGTCAAAGTTTGCTTCTATGCCGATTAGCGCGTCTTTGTAATACTTACCGAGACAGTACATTTGACGAGTGTATTGGTCTGCGTCAAACTGGTGCTTGAGTGTTGCCACTTGTATTCCCGTCTTTGCATCGAGGACGTGACCGGTAAAGAAGTCAGATCCCTCTCCGGCTGTATCTCCGCCTATGCAGTACTGTGTAAATGCCGGCATATTCGGCATCTGATATATCTTGATATATCCGTTCCGATCGTTCACCCATTGTATATTGCTTATCCGTAGCCCGTCATAGTCGTATGAGAAATAGCCTGTCTTGATTGCTTTCGGTATCTCTTCAAGCCGTTTCTGAATGGCTCTCGCATCGAAAACAGTTTTACCGAGGATTCCCCACTTACCGAGACAATAGACCTCGTATGTATATTCGTCTATATACTTTAGATCCTCAAGAGCTTTTCGGTCATCATCCGTAAGGAATTTATTGTCTTTATAAGTCGAGAAGCATACTGTAGCAAGGTTGCTGTCTATGAAATGCTTCTTGATCCAATGCTGAATGTTTATCGGGTTGAAAGATAGCACCATTTGCTTCTTGGATTTACCACCACGCAAACGGACTTTAAGCTGATTTATATCTGCTTCTTGTGTCTCTGTTGCTTCTTCCACCCAAATGTCAGTAAGCTCGCCATTCTCAAACGTGATTGACTTGATCTTCTCAACGTCATCAAGCCCGGCAAAAGCAACCTCGTTCCCGGTCAGCTTGCACTTGATACGCATATCACTTTCGTTGACCTTGAAATGCTCTGATAGATTCCAGTTTGAGATTACTTGCTTCAACAAGGGAAACGTGCTTCGTCTGTTTGTATCTCCTGTTTGTCGTACTACCAACAGATTGCACTTTTTCGGATGGATTAGCTTATATATAAACCTCTGCGCGATGAAATAGCTCTTTCCGGAAGAGCCGCCACCATAGAACACAAGGTATCTATCGGTGTTATCCAAGAACGGAACATAGACATCGTTAAATACCTTCTTTGATATCTTGATATTTATATTCATTCTTCATCGGTCAACTCAATATTGATCGTTACCTCGCTGTTTACATCGGCTTCAATCTGCTGTTTCTCTTTCCATCCCTCAAAGTTATTTGCAAGGCTGAACTTTGCTCCGTTTGCTCCGTCCTTGTCGAATAGTCTTTCCTCGGCATATTGCTCTACAATTGCTTTCGCGCGCGTAACCGTGTCAACGAACTCTTGTTTTGCTTGATAATTCAAAAGAGCTTGTCTGCTTGTAAATCCCAAAGCAAGAGCAAGCCCTGTAACGGTTAAAGGTTTTTTATTTACTATTACGGGAAATCCGTATTTATCATATACAGTATTTCCGTCA